GTTGGAGGGTGGAGTCCTGATGATGAGTCTAGCTTAGAAGCGTGGTATAAGAAAGGCACAGGAATTATTCTTAACGGCTCTGATGTGGCAAGGTGGGGTGATAGCTCTAGTAACTCTTATACTATGGTACAAGCAACTGCTACTGAGCAACCTGCTTATGATGCAGGAACGTCAGAATTAGTATTTGTAGAAGGTGATGTTAATAATTTGCAATCAGCAAGTGATATTGAGTTGACAGCGGAATTTACTGTTGGAATAAGGTTAGCACCAACAAAATCAAATGTTAGTGTTCTTGCATCTAATTCTCTTGCAAATGAATTTTTCAAAATTTCAACAAGTTCAATTCTTAGAGTTAAAATTGATGGAACACAAGTTGAGATAACTTTAGATAGTGGTAGTTTTGTTGGAGATTATTACTTAGTTATTACTAGAGATAGCTCTAACCTCCTTACTTTATATAAAAATGGTGTTGCTCAAGCAGACACAGAAACACTTGCGGGTACAGCTAATATAGATGCAATAGGAGTTAGAAGAACAGACTTAAATCCTTTTGATGGTACTATTAAAGAAATACAAATATATAGTTCTGAAAGTACAGATTTAACTGCTAATGTAAATGCTAGACTATCAGGTTTATAAAATAAAAAATATGAAAGATAACATTATCAACATCAACTTAGAAACATCAACAGCTCCCGTAATTGCTGAAACAAGAGGTAAAGATTGGATTGAATATGGGGATGCAAATGGAGATTGGAGAAATCTCTACCCTCAGTTTATTATAGACCTTTACTATTCAAGTAGTATTACGGCTGCTATTGTCAATTCTACAGCAGAGATGATTGCAGGGGAAAATCTTATAATAGAAGATGAAGATGAAAGAGATTTAGAAGCTAGAGTTAAACTTCAGAACTTTATGGATCGTGCTAATGGTAATGAAAGCCTACACGAAGTCCTTAAAAAAGTAGCTTTTGACTTTAAACTACAAGGAGCTTTTGCTCTTAACGTAGTATGGTCTAAAGACAGAACTCAAATAGCAGAAATCTATCACGTGGACGTATCTAAAGTTAGATGTGCTAGACCTGATGAATTTGGAAAGACTCCAGGATTTTATATCTCAGCAGATTGGACAAATACTAGACAGAACAAACCTTATTACGTTCCTGCTTTTAATACTAACGATAGAACCTCCCCAAATCAAATAATGTACTCAGGTCTTTATAGTCCTAATATGAACTCTTATTAT